AAGTTTCCGTTACCAAATACACATCTTGGATCAGAGAATCCAAAAGAGTATCTTTCTCTAGCTTTGAATCTTACGTTTCCTGTATCGAAATCACCTTCCATAGCAGTTTTAATTGGACTTCTTACGAAGTGTTTAAAACCGTTAGGAACATCAGTTAACAAGAAGTATGAATCAGTGTCAGATAAGAAGTTGTTTACAACATATCCTTCTGGAACCATACCCATGTTAGCGATTGCGTTGATGTCGTTATCAGCAGTGCCGACTCTTTGAGGAGACTTCATAATTCTCTCAGCAGTGAATTGTAATTCTTTTGGAATTACCATTTTTCTACCTTGAGTAGCTATTTTTAGTCCTCTTTCATCTACAAATGATGCAATGTCAATTAACGATTGCTCAAGTGAAGTTTCGTTAAGGTCTGCAGCCACTGCTAAAACGTTTGAGAAAGTTCCACCTGTTGCAAGTGGGTGATTGTTAGCTATTAAAGGCTTTCCATCTCCACCGTTGAAACCAGATGTTTTCTGTGCGTTGTTTAACACTGACGCTGCTTTTACTTGTTTAGTGTTCGACATAGATCTTGCAAGAGCTCTTGTGTATCTTGCAGCTAATCTGTCGTACAGGTTATCTTCGATTGCTTCCTCAGTAATTGAGAACGCTAATGCTACAGTTTCGTGTGAGTATCTAGCTGTGAAAGTTTCACCCGCTGTATCAAACGTTACTCCTGCACCTTCTTGTTTAACCGGTGCTGAAGCGAAACCGCTTAACATTACTTCCTCTTCGAAAGCTCTGTCAGATGTTTCAGTAG